ATGTCTTTATCCCTGCGCCGCTGGTAACCGGGTTGCGCTTGCATACACCTTGGTTAGGTTAAGATGTCGCCCCCACAAACCTGGGGGCACGTCGGCTAATTCACACGATGCTGTTTTGGTCTTCCGATTGGTGTATTCCTCCATTGTACATGTCACTGTCATAAGTTTATTCAGCGGGATTGTGGAAACCCAAGAACCCTACCCAAAAACCAATGTCTAAACCTTCGTCGTCTGGTGGACACAAAGCACCCGCTGCTGGTCGTAAACCAGCCCTGCCCCGACAGGATAACAACGGGAAGTCACAGCCGTTAGGTGCCCCAGGTGGTAAACCCCGTAAGGTTTATAAGGCTGTGAACAAGGCAAGTAAGAAGGGGGCGATGGTGGTGGAGTCCATGGCCAATGGCCTTGCTGAGTTGCAAGGTAGATTGGATGGACTGGAGGAGAAGCGAGAGCGCGATGAGAAATCGGATGACGAGAAATCCGATAAGCTTGTTGGGCAACCCGTTATGGTGGAACCTACCGGTGTTGTCACGACGAAAGCGGCTCTCGATGTTGTCCGGATCATCGACCGAAACCCAGACCAGGGTGTCGATGTCCGGCAGGGGTTGCCTGTCCATGGCGGTGGATCACACATCGCTAGAGGATGGGTCCACGGGGCGTACTCGGTACAGGATCCGGATCCCCCCGTCGTATCAGTTGTCAACCGCGCCGTGGCACTGATAAATCCCGATCCCCCAGCGGAGCAGTTCTGGGCGGATTTTGAGGAGTGCGCTGTCGACCACTTTGTGAAGACAGGCTACAACGAGGCAGGGCTGAAGCTTGCGTTTGCACGCTCGCTACAGTGGATGCAACGTTGCGGCAAGACCAAGCCCCCCGGTTGGTCTCGCACTTCCAATACGGTTATAGTCAATGCGTACTATAATCGTTGGAAACCGGTCACTTACATACCATGGTTATGGTGCATGTTTAAAGACAACATGTTTGTCCTCGGGGACAAGTGTATTGGCTGGTTGTTCGACTGGCTGTCCACCTTGGAATGGTGGCAGCTGGTGCTTGTGTGCTTCTTCATTTTGCCACCATGTCTTGCCATGGGTGCCGTGCTGTTGTTCACACCACTTGGTGTGCTTCTGGTGTGGTACCTTCATGAAAGGTGGCAAATGAGGAATGTGGAATGGCCCCCACCGGAGCGACTTGAAGTTGAGCGAGTTGCTGACTGGTGCCCAGGGACGTTTGAGGAAGTTGATATCGCCCCGGACGCGAAGATAAAACTGCCCCTTGACGTCCACAAGGCTGGTGACTGTGTGCCTCGTACCTATTTGGTCGGCATTACGTTCATCGGCAGGCACTATTGGGTTCCACGGGGGTGCATCCATAACGAGTGGGTTGCGTTGAGCAAGAGACAGTTGCTCCCGCCACTCGGCACACCGGAAATTCGACGGATCACTTGGAAAGCCAATGGCGACGCCTTGGCGAAGTACTGGGGCGACGGTACTTATTCAGTGACCAAAACGTATGACGAGTTGATCGAGCAATTCATTTGCCGATATCCGATCCGTAGGCGCAAGGCAATTATGGCCGCGCTTGTACGTCTCGACAACGGTCATTGCTACTTCGACGAACAAACAATCATGTTCGTCAAAATAGAGTCGAATGTCCACAAAGCGGTTGAAAAACGCCACGCCAGGGCGATTTCCAGCCAGTCCGATGACTTTCTTGGAGTCTCGGCACCGATCTACTATGATTGGTTGAAGCACACAAACAATGTGTTATGGCCCAACCCGGATGTTGCCTCGACTAGGAGGTTCATCTATATGGCAGGCTTCAACTCAGTAGAAATCGGACAAATCTTGACCACGATGGAAAATCTCGGATACGATGTGTATTCCGGAGATTTGGAGCGCAACGATGGGCACACTGAAATCGAAGCGATAGATGCCGAGTTGGACTTTTGCCGGAAGCAGATGCCGGTTGAATTTGTCGACACGGTTATGGTCAAGTTCCGTGAGACGCGGGGTCGGTCGATGCATGGCATCAAATACCAGCACAAGGCCAAGGTGAACTCAGGGGGTATCAACACCGGAGGCGGTAATACCCAACGTAGTTTTGCCATGTGCGCTGGTTTTTTTGATGAGCATTACCCTGAGTCTGATTGGAAAGTTGGCGCCAGTGGCGACGACATCCTTTTGTTCACACGGATTCCTGGTTTCAAGTTCGAGCATTTTGAACATTGGGCGTGGAAGAGCGGTCACCGTATTGAGATTACTCCGGTGACTGACTATGACCACATTGATTTCTTGAGTAGCCGCCCATGGGACATTGGCGGCGTCAGAGTCATGGTGCCAAAGCTGGGGCGTTTCCTCGCTAAGGCATTCATGAATTGCAAATCTGACGTTACTCATGAAAATCACTGGCAGTACATTCGAGAAGTCGCGTCATCTTACAAGAACATTTTTTGGTTTCCAGGAGTTTCCGGGTTGTGCCAGAATATTCTTAAGAAGACGGAGGGGCTTATGCTGCAAGAGACCCGAATTTCAAAACACTCCAATCCATACCGTATACAATATGTGGAAACTCCCGACGTTGACATTGTGTCCGTTGAAGCGCAGTTTACTAAAGTTTACGGTATGGATCCGCGCGCGTTGGATCGTATGTTGAGCAACATCGATCTTCAACTAGGTTCCTTTTACGAGCACCCCATGGTCAATCAGATCATGGTGGTGGACGGCTGCCTTCCGGAGGACCTAAGTTGGGCTGAGAGCGTTCAGGCGGCAATTGAGGTGGTGAACCCATTGCCTGCGTTGAGGCGCCACTTGCCTGCGTCGCTTTTTTCGTAAGCCCTGGACAGGGCGGTAAACTGTCCATGTTGTAAATACCGACCTGGGGTATGTCGTTAAACTGCCCACGGCGTAGTCCGCTGTGTATAGACTGGGCGCGTACCACGCTCGACCGTGTTTGGTACGTTAGAAGCACGGAGGGGTGGATTCCCCACGCGACAGTGTCGCACCAGCCGGTGGTTTAGCTCCCCCCCGGTTGTGTAAATATTTGCTAAGAAAAATCAATTTAAAACTAAAGTTCAAGTGCCGGTGTCTATGGCTATGGTGCCATACACGCGAGGACCGAGCACACGGACTGTACAAAATCGACGTAGGAGACTGAAGCGTAGGCTTGTCTCTAACCTCGCGTCAAAAACAGGCGATTACGACTGCCATGCTTACATGGCTGCCCAAGTCGTACCATTTGCCGATTTTGCTATCGGATGTAAAGTCCCCGATAGCTATTCGTTTCCCACGAGTTCTAC